CTTGCCGCTGCCCGACCTGTCGCAGCTCGCGATCGGCCTGGGCCAAGGGCTCCCGTCAGCAGCCATGTACCTGCATCACGCGCTCGGCGCGCAGCCGGTCGGGCACATGCCGATGCTGGCGCACGCGATCGGCGTGCCGTTCCGCTACCCCGACCTGCGCATCGGTGGTTTCGCCGGTATCGAGGACTGGTGCGGGGCCGTGCTCGGGCAGAGCCGCGGCGTGATCGACCCGCGCTTGCCGAAGTGGGCTGGCAGCGCGAAGGCGGCCGAGATGTCCGCGGCCGACCGCATCGGCTCCGAGGATCCGACGCAGGGCCAGGTGCTCGTCCACACGATCTACCTGAGCATGCTGCTGGAGCGCATCTTCAACGTCGATCAGATCCTGCCGCGCTGCGGCGAGCAGTCGATCGGCGAGGGCTTCGACTCGTTCGAGTTCCCGCGCGCGGTCGACCACGACAAGGCGGCGAGCCCGTTCGCCGGCCTCAAGGTCTACTGGGCGCGCGACGGCAAGCCCGTGGACTGGTCCAAGGTCGCGATCGACTGGCGCAAGTACGACCTGTCGCCCGTGCGCGGGCTGGTGCGGCTGGGCGAGAAGAACCTGCGCGACTCGGCGGCGGTCGGCTCGTACGTCATGCGCAACATGCCGCGCGCGTTCGCCTACGAGCTGTCGCGCAACGTGTTCTACGGGCCGGGCGGGAACAAGCCGCACGGCTTCGTGACGCGCGGTCCCGGCGGCCAGCCGTGGCCTGGCAGCGTGGTCGTCAGCAAGGGCGCGACCGGCCCCGGCACGGTCGAGGCCGACAACATCATCGACATGTACGCGCGGATGGACTCGAACGACGCGAGCGAGGCCGTCTGGACGATGAACTCGCAGCTCGTCCCCGCGCTCATCAAGATGAAGGTCCCGACCGGCAGCGGGAGCGGGCAGCTCGTCGGCTGGATGCCGCCGAACGGGCTGTCGGGCGTGCCCTACGGGACGCTCTTCGGTCGGCCGACCATCCCCAATCCCTACTCGGCCGCCGCAGGCGAGCTGGGCGACATCGCGTTCGTGAACCTGCGCCGCTACCTGACGCTGCGCAAGGGCGGCATGCGCATGGCGATGTCCACGCACTTCTTCTTCGACACGCATGACGAAGCCATCCGCTGGGAGATCGAGTTCTCCGGCTTCCCCGAGGAGGACCGCAAGACGAAGGCCGCTGATGGCAGCGGCTTCGAGACGAGCCCCTACGTGCTGCTCCAGAAGCGCAACGCCTGAGCGAGCAAGGAGACCGAAATGCAAGTCACGCGTGCGGCGGTCGTGCTGGCTCCCAGCGCGGACGCCTTCTCGGGAACCAAGACCACCAAGGTCATCGATCGCGGCTTCTACGGCCGGAGGCTCTTCTTCGTCATCGCGCACAAGGGCAGCCCGGAGAGCGGGACCGGTCGCTACACGATCACCGCGGAGCTGTGCCAGCCGGACGGCACGAGCCCGCTCGCGGTCGAGTTCGAGTACTGGCTGGCGAGTGGCCCGGGCGACGAGTTCGGTCCGAAGCAGCTCGCGCTGCCTGCCGGCTTCACTGTGCCCGCGGCGTCCGAGCAGACGATCGTGGTCCACGTCCTGCCCGCGGTCGTGCCGATGAGCGACCTCATCGGTCTGCGCCTCAAGACGGTCGAGACCGTCGACGATCCCGTGGTCGGGTCCATCGTGGCGTACTGCGCCGATCCCGTGCAGGGCGGCGATGACGTTGTCTCCATGTTGCTGAGCTGACCGATGGCACGCATCGATCTGGTCACGCCGGCCACAGGTGAAGTGCTGAGCGTCGAGCAAGCGAAGGCGTTCGCTCGCGCGACGCACGCCGCGGAGGATGGGCTCTTCGCGGGCTGGATCGATGCGTGCATCGGCTTTGCCCAGGAATGGACGCGGCGGCAGTTCCTCACCGCTGAGTTCGAGCTGGTGGGCGACACGTTCCAGGCTCTTGCGCGCAGGACCGGCAGCGTCGTGCCGTGGAGCGAGATCGTGCTGGAGCGCGCGCCGCTGCGCCAGCTTGTCTCCGTCACGTATCTGGACGCGGACGGCATCCAGCAGACGCTTCCGCCGGGCAGCTTCAGTGTCCGCATGCCGTCAGGCGCGACGTGCGGGTTTGGATCGCTCGTACGCGGCGTCGGCATGGCCGAGCCCGACTGGCCGCAGACGCGCAAAGGCGCCGTGGACGCCGTCCGCATCCGCTTCAAGGCCGGCTACGGCGTGAAGGCCGATGTGCCGGCGGAGATCGTCGCGGCGCTCATGGCTGGCGTCGCCGAGCTGTACGCCAACCGCGAGCTGGCCAAGTGGCGCGAAGTGCTCGCAAGCCAACTGGAGAACTTCCGCCTGTGAAGCGGCACTCGTCGACGGGAGAGTACCGGACGCCGGTCGAGATCCTGGAGCGCGAACCGGGCGTGTCACCGACCGGCGCGCCAAGCGGCGGCTGGCGCATCGTGGAAACGCTGTGGGTCAAGGTCGAGGACGTCAACCCGGGACGCACGGACGAAGTGCAGGCGGATCGCGGAAGCAAGGCTATTGCGGTGCTGAACCTCACGGCGCGCTGGTTCCGTGGCTGGGCTGAGCGACTGTCCAGTACGCGGCGCCTGTTCATCGATGGCCAGACCTACAACATCCGCAGCGTAGTCGAAGGGCCAGGCCACGGGACCGAGCGCACGCTGCAGCTCGAAGCGCTGGCGGTGCTCGCGTGACCGACTTCGCTTCGATCGAAATGCAGGGCGCCGATGAGCTGCGTCAGAACTTCCAGGCGCTCGAGGAAGGGCTCTCCGCGCGGCGGGCCGCACGTGAGCTGACGGGCGCACTCGTGAACGCGCTCAAGGTCTACGCCGACGCCGCGCGTGCCCGAGCGCATCAACTGAATGCGAGCGTGCCGCTCTGGCGCCGGCGCCAGTGGCCGACGAGTCCGCTGCATGTCGCGGAAGCGATCAAGGCGCAGTGGGCACGCGGTGATGCCGGCGAAGTGGCGGCTACTGCGGGCGTGCCGCGCACGCACTTCTGGGGCCTGTTCCTGGAGTACGGCACGCGTTACGCCCGCGCCTTACCGTTCTTGCGCCCGGCATGGCAGCCCGGCGAGGTGCTGGGCAAGGTCGCAGACGCGCTGCGCGAGCGCCTCGCGCGCATCAAGCTCCGGAGGACTTCATGAGCATTGCCGTCGCAACTCCGCTGGGCGCCGCTCTACGTGCGCTGCTGCTCTCGGACGCGCGCATCCAGGCCGCCGTCGACGACCGCATTCGTCCGCAGAGCCTTCCGCTCGGCTCGGCGCTGCCTGCCATCACGTACCTGCGCATCGGCGGCGAGCCCGAGCAGGAGCATGGCGGGCTCTCCGGCCTGGAGCACGCCGAGGTGCAGTTCGACGCCTGGGCGCCAAGGGACATGGAGGCCGAGAGCCTGGGCGTCTTTGCGCAGTGGGTGCTGGTCGACGACGCGCCCGGCTTCGAGCACGACGGCATCGAGCTGGACTCGGTGCTGCTCGTCCGCGACCGCGGCGCCTCTCAGGACCGCGCCGATCAGACCGACGACGACCCCATCTGGCGCTACTCGTTCGACGCGAACGTGTCTTTCCGGCGGCTCGTGGCCGCCTAACAGGAGGACTTGATGATCCGACGACTCCGCCGCAGCGTGCCGTTCGCCGCGCCCATCCTGTCGCTGCTTCTCGTGACGTCGCCCGCGCTGGCCGCCGGGAAGGTCAGCGGCACCGTGCAGCCGCTCGCGCGTGTGCTCCTGGCGAACACACTCGACGGCGCGTCCATCAACGCGGACGTGGACCTGGGCGCCGCCGCGCTCACCATCCCCAACTCGGCCGATGCGCTGTTCAACAAGCGCGCCACGCTGGCCGCGTCCGCGAGCGTGGACCACGACCTGGCCGGCACGCTCACCGATCCGTTGGGCGCGCCCGTCGTGTTCGCCAAGGTGTACGCCATCGCGGTCTACGCGGAGAGCACGAACGTCAACAACGTGATCCTGGGCGGCGCGGCCACGAACGCCTTTCTCGGCCCGTTCGCCGACGCGACCGACAAGGTGGCCATCACGCCGAAGGGCAGCGTGCTGCTGCTGAATCCGGTCGGCTGGACCGTGACTGCCGGCACCGGCGACCTGCTGCGCATCGCGAACGGCGGCGCCGGCTCGTCGGTCAGCTACCGGCTGCTCGTCATCGGCTCCACCACGTAGGCGCGTCAGTCAAAGCCGAAGGCAACAAACCCTTCCCCGAGAGGAGTGAACGATGGCCGAAGGCAGGATGACCGGCTACGGGATGGTGCTCGAGCTGGGCACCGACGTGGGCGCGCCGTACACGCGCATTCACGGCCTGACCGAGATCAAGCCGCCCAAGAAGGAAGTCGGGACCGTGGACGTCAGCGAGCATCGCACTCCTGACGAGCCCGACCACGGGAACATGGAGTACATCGGCGATCCGCTGCGCGACAACGGCGAAGTCACCGGCAAGATCAACTTCATCGCGAACGACGCCACGCAGGCGCAGCTCGAAAGCGTGCTCGGCCTGACGCGCTGGTATCGCATCAAGTACCCGAGCGACGTGCGTGTGATCGAGACCAAGGGCATCCTCACGAAGTTCGAGGAGCCGAGCCTGGACGCCAAGGGCAAGACCGCCATCGCGATCGACTTCGCCATCAAGGTGACAGGCAAGCCGATCGTCGTGTAGTCGCAACCGCCGTTCGCACCCCTC